GGTGGTTTTGTCCGCATACGCATACTACAGGAGATTCCTTATGGCAAAAAAAGTAAAGAACCTATCAGTCAAGACACGAGAATATGTGAAAGACGGAGTTAAAAAAGCAAACTGGCAAAACATTGGAGTCATTATGGAGAATGACGAGGGTAAACAATATATGCTTATAGACAGATGGGTTAACCTAGCAGGCTTACCCGACTTCGGTAACAAACCAAATCCATCAGCAGTAATGGTTACTATTTTTGATGCCGATAATAATTACCAACCAGGAAAACCAAACCCTAATACACCAACGTATAAAGGTAATGATGATTTACAAAGCTTTAATAAAGTACCTTCAGACGAGATGCCATTTTAGGATAGCCCCAGAATGACACGAACCTTTATCACTCTGGGGCTAGGCTCTAGAATTGGGGAGAACTAGAACCTACCAAGCCACACCACTGCTTTATTTCTTTGGTGGCTTGGGTTTACCGTAAGATTTCTTAGGCATAATAATTACTTTTTTTTTAATTATGAAAGAACTTTTTTATTTTGTCCATAGTATTTAACTCATCTGCTCTGTATTTTTTATCAAGTGCTGCTTCTAATTCTATTATTCTGCCTAACAAACTTGCTAAGAATACATCTTGTTTCATCTGATGTCTTATCAAATGAGTGCAATATTTTTTAACCCCTATTACATCATCACTTTTTAAAATTTCTCTGACTCGCATCTCAACCGATAGCTGCAACTCTACAGGTGGCTCTTCAATTTCGATGTTGAGAAATTTACCCTTGTCCATCAGTTCAATTTGGGGAACAAATTTTGCTCAAGCAAATCAACTAACTTATCGTCCACGGTATTCGAGGTCTGCTTAACGAAGACCCGACAGAGCTCCACCACAAGTCTCTTCGCAGCAGTCGTTGAAAGGAAGCGTAAAATTATTGGCTTAAGAATCTTGTACATAGTTTGTTTGTTTTTCCAAACATAGCACACGTTATTGTATCTTGCCTTCTATTCTGCTTACCGCTTCAGACAACTTGTTTAGCCTAAAGTATATGTCTCTTATATCTCTTTCTCTTTTATTACTCATGTTAGATATCATCACTACTATTGCAGTAACTGATGCACCTATTAATGCTGCGTAAATCTCAGGCATTGCCTTAACTTATGATTATGTATAGTATGACTAATAAAACCTATTATGGAAGACGATAAAGAAAACAAAGTTGAGACTATTGTTAAGGTTGCTATCTTGATATGGTCTGCAGCTTTATTAACACTTTCATATTGGGAACCACCAAGTGGTAAAAAGATTGTGGATTTTGATCCGACCTTTATAGCTAGTATCTTCAGTGCATCAACTGCTAGTTTGGGATTGAGTATTGGTAAGAAGGGTAACAATAATCAAACTACACAATCGCCTACAATAAACAAAGAGACAAAAAAGTAACATGAAAAAATTTCTCTTATTAGTTGTACTTGCATTACCAGTATCTGCTTATGCCAATGGAGTACAGCCTGCTTGGACTACAGGATCTAGTAATAAAACTGAGAATATTACTCAGACAATAGATCGCACCATAGTTACTGAGAAATATGGGTCGGCCCTAAATTCTTGGGAAGGTTCAAACATCACTGTAACGTCAGCAACTAGTGGTGGCATAGAAGCTGCAGACGCTATCTTTACACCAACAGATAATACTGCTGATTGGTCATTGACTACTACAACACGAGCAGCTTCAACTTTAACCGAGCAGATAACTCAAACGGATGATATCACTACGACCTCAGTTATCACTTCTCTTAGTGTGTTTAGTCAGTAATCCAGTACTGGCAGAAGGTAATACAGATGTTATAGCCCAACCAAATGCGGTAGGTAATTCTAGTATTATCAATCAGAATATGAATATTAATAATGGGATGACAGGCAAACAACAGTTTGGAGGTTTAGTTTGTAGTCAGCCCACAATGGCAGTCACTCCATTTTATACAGGCAACGAAGCAGAAAATCCTTACGCAGAAAATCCTACTTATACTATTAACCAAGGGTGGGGAGTGCAGTTAAGTTGGATGATACCACTAGGAAGTGATAATCAAACTTGCTCAGACTTAGCAGCCGTAAAGCTAAAACTAGCCAAAGAAGAACTAGAAAAAAATATATACGATAAAAATTTGGTACGGATTTTAAAATGTCAACAACTCCACGCATCGGGCTACATGATAAATCCTAAGTCGGAATACGCATTCCTATGTGCTGATGTTATAAACATCAAAGCTTATGTCAAGGCTAACTCTGATCTTTTTGACGATTCGCAATCTCCTTCTTTAGAACCTTAGTAAATATCTTTTTAAATATTTTTTTGATTTGTGCAACCACGGCTTGCATTGCAATTGAACCTGTAACGGTCACAATGGATGCAGCACCTGCACTGATGACACTTGATGCTACTACTTCTGGGGCAGGTATAGGCATCTCACCGAAAAATGGTATATTGAAAGTAGCTACAGGTTCTTCAGTTGATAAAGTTTCTTTGGTGGTTGGCAGGTTGTTCAGTCCTTGCGGTGGTGTTATTGGTTGTACTTCCTCCGTTGACTTTTCTTTATCACCTTCAGAAGACAAAGATTCCTGATTTTGAAGTCCCCCCTGTACCTGTTCCAGAGAAGGTAGAAGACTTGGATCTAGATATGGGACTTCCGCAATTGGAAAAACAAATTCGGTATTAGGTATAGTTAAATTTAAATCACTTGAATCAGGCAGATCAGGTAATTCAATTTCCATTTATGCCTGAGATTCTGACCAAGATATTCTTGAGTTAATTATTAATGGGTTAGATGTTGTTACTGTACTTGGATCTTCAGTAAGTCTTGCAACTACTGTAAGTATGTCAGGTCCATCTGGGAATGTGTTGTCACCACCCATGATGCTATTACCAAGAGATGCAACCTCACCTAGTGTTTGCTCTGTAACTGCTTGTGTTCTATTAGAGGAACCTGATGTTCCTGGTGCACGGAACTTAAATAGGTTTACTCCACCATCTATGCTGTCACCTGTACCATGATAGATAAGTTGTGATAGTGAAGGACTTTCTACTCCCTGCCAACTTGCGTTATCTATCGCACCGTTTAGTCTCAATACAACTTCAATAGTATGAGTAGTCAAGATACCAACAGAGTTAAGTAGTAACTGCATTCGGTTAATAATCTCACGCTCACCAAGACGACCAATAGTACCTGTGTCTACAGATGGTGCAAGTCTAATACTAATAAGTGGTATGTCATAAACAACAGGTGTTGATGCACTAGATAAGGTTACTGTATATGAGCTGTTAGAACCTGCTGTACCTGTAGGTCTACGGTCAAGTACTAGTAAGTTTCTAACTGATCTACCGTTATAGTCATAGTTTGGAACTGATAGTATCTCAGGAACATATGGAGCATAAGGTGTTACTCGTGAATCTAGTGGGTTGCGGATTCTAGTGTTTGAATCTAGGTTAGCTCCAGTTATAGTCATACCACTTGTAAACTGGTTGAATAGAGAACTTGGAGTAATTTCTAAAGCATAACCAATCCTTCTCCATCTATTGTCTATAACTGAGTGGTAGTAATCACGAGATACAACTCTACCTGTAACGCTGACTGATGCAGTACCTGTAACAGCAACGTCATTAGATGACGCAGTAAAGACGTATGCTTTGTCATTGTCAAACCTACCATCCATAATTACAGATGTACCCCAGTGAGCCAAGGCAGGTACGTAAGTTGGTGTACCTCTGTTTTGTATGTCATAACGAGCAGGCATATTACCTGATCTCATATATGCTTCTGTTTCTAAGTTGTTGTGTATAAATGCGTGTACATATTGAACGTCACCATCTTGATCTTTAAATCCAAATCTAATTTTACCTGCACCGTACCAAGAGTAATCGATGTAGGCCATCTGTATTGTATTGAGGTCTAAGACATATCCTGTAGGACCTGTTCCATCAGCAGTATCTATATTCCAATCTGCTTGGTTTACTTTTATAGTTTCAGTGATAGTACCAACTACACCACTTTGTGTTGTACCTCTATAAGAAGGCGTAATGTACATTACTGTATCGCTATCTATTTTTGCTATTTGATACGATTGACCTTTTAATACTATGTATTCATCAACATTACATTGAGAAACAAATTTAGTATTTAATCCTTGTACA